AATTCAGCAGTAGATAAGGTATGAGTCTTAGCCCCACCAGTTTCTTGCACTGTATCAAAATCACTATCTGCTGAGTTTAAACCTACTATAACTCTACCAGCTCCAAAAGCCACCCAAGTTCCAAAACCTAATAATGTTCCAGGATTGGTTGCTACTGCTGCATTTATATAAATACTTCCTACAGGATATACAGCTTGTAAAGTTGTTGCTGTGTTAGATCCTATAGTTAATGTGCCTGATACTGTTAAGTTTCTTATTCCTGTAGAATCTTTACTTGCATCTACTGTTACTGCTTTAGAAGCTTGTGCTGTACCCAACGTAGTTACATCTACATAATTTAGTTCTGCTGTGTTAGCTGTAACGCCATCTAGTTTATTTAATTCTGTGTGTGTTGCCGATACTGCTCCAGTAACACTGGGAAAGGTTGCTTTGACTGTAGATTTTACCAGTCTTATATGGTCATCCCCTTCGTTAACTGGATCACCAGCTACTGGGTTTGAACTATTTAAGTCCGATATATATGTTCCTGTTTCTAATCCCATTTATTTCTCCTATGTAGCTAATGCTATTGTTCCGTTACTTCCTACCATTGGCATCTCAGCAAAAGCCATGTACCAATAAATTGTATCTTCTTGATTTACTGATGCTTCTGTTGTTGCACATCTAAATCCATTACTTTCAAATTGTATTGTTGAATTAGTAGCTCGATATGAAGCATCCCAACCCATTGACCTTGTTCTTTGTCCGCCTAATCCATAACCTGTTAAACCTGATGCTTTAGATAACCAATGCTCTCCAGCAGAAGACCAACCTTTTATAATTACCCATTTAGGTTTGAATCCACAATAAACTTTAGTTCCTCTTACATTTCCTGTGCCTGAATAATATCCAAGCTTACTAAATCCTTGAATCTCTGCAAAAGCATAAAAAATACATGCTTGACTACTTGCATTACCAAGAGCAGAAGAGCCTACTGAAAAAACAGTGCTTGTAGGTGCTGTGTCATTCCAACCTGTGGCATCATCTGAAACACCATTTGTTGCACAAAATTGAATTAAATCAGTTTCAGGGTCAGCTACAAAAGTTTTGCCCATATTTAACGATAGCCCTCTATCAGAAGTAGCTGTAGATTTTGTGATTACCATTTTTGGAGCTACACCAAGACCATGACCGATTGTTCCATTAGCTCCTGTGCCTGTAAATTGTCCTATTGATACACCAGCAGTTGTGTTTACTTGTACTGTAGAATTAATACTTCCAGTAGTATTAGATGCTGTTGTGCCACCATTTGCTTTCCAACAAGCTCCTACATATAAATTACTAGCGTCATTAGTGTCTCCTATATTTCCTGTTAAAGTAAATCCATCTGAGGTATAACTAGCTACCTTAACTGTTGTGTTGTTTGCATTGTTGCCTGATGGCGACCAACTTTGACCTGTACCCTCTGATGAATTATTTAAGACTGGGTGGTCTCCACCCTCATATCCTGTAATCCAAAGTTCATCAGGTTTAAAACCCATGCCACTAATTGTGGTTGTGTTATCACTTCCTGTCCATGTAGGGCAATCAAAGTGATCGTGTGGTTGAAATGAAATAAATGCCATGTTGTTCTCCTATCCGTAACTCTTAATGTTCTTGGTGCAGATTGCATAGAAACCTGCTGGTACATCGTATTCAAATATACCGACACTATTATCATCTGCATTGCCACTGCTTACTGCTGTTGCACCAAATCTGCCTTCACCAAAATTACAGAACATATATTTGTTTGCATTATTTGCTTGATTAGTTATTGCTGTAATATTTATTCCCCAAAAATCATCTCCTTTAGCAAAAGATAATCCAGCATTAGCTCCTGTCGCTGGGTTTCCAGCATTTGAAGTTGAGGGTGCATTAAACCATGTACCATTTTTACCCCACCATATCTTGCCTGTTGTAGCATTTGATAAATCAAAAGCACACATAATGATATCGTTAGCACTTGCTTGTGAACCATAGTTTACAGTTCCACCACCACCATCATCTATAATGTTTGGTGTGCTAGTCATTGGTTGATAAGTAATTCCCTCACAACCATTCGAGTCTGTTTCTTTGCCTACGATTGCATTAGCTCCAGCATTTCTCCATCTTCTTTGTGCATGAGTACCATTCTTTGCAATAGATATAGTAGCTCCATCAGCGTCTGTTCTATCTGTTTCTACTTTAACCTCAAAATACCATTTTCCATTCTTGACCATTTGAGTAGATGCAACTCCATTCGCAGTTCCATTTGATCCTAAATATGCTGTACCAGCATAATGTACATTTCCAAGTGTATAAGCTTGGTTGCCATCTAATGTACAAAACAAATTGCTGGTTGTTGATTCAGATTGTTTTAAAGTTCCATTAACTGTAAAAGTATTTGACTGACCACTACTATCAGTTCCCAATGCACTAGCATTTTCAAACTTTAAGAAAGCAGAATTTTCACTATCATAAGTAATTCCAGTTGGAGTTAATTTTGGTTTCCATTCGCCTGTCGTTGAGTCTGTTTCAGCGAAGACCGATGGGGGATGTGATTGCCCTGAAATTATGTGCATATGAGAAATGTTTCCTTCAAAATTATTACCACCAGTAGAAATTCTTGTTCCTACTAAATTAGCATTGCCTGATTTAAAGACTCCTGTGTCTGCATTTTGACTTGCTGAGTTTGTAGAATATGCCCATGAGGTTTCTTGTATACCATTAATATATATTCTAATTCTATCTCCAGCAGTTCCTTGTGTTGTATCTATTCTTAATACTATGTGATACCAAGAAGTTAAATCTAATAATTTTCTGTTGGATTGAAAGTTAGTAACAAGTGAGCCACCTTGCAAATTAATAAATTTTAATAAACCATCACCCTCAATAGATAGAGTTCCATAGTTAGCCCCATCATCTTGAACATCACTACCAAAGATAGTATGACTTACACCTGTCTTTGACATTTTAATCCATGCACTTACTGTCCAAGTTTTTTGATTTGTTCCTGTTGATACTTCTCTTTTTAAAAATGAATCTGCCATTAGTTAAATTGTCCTGAGTTCGCCATTCCGACCTCTATTGTTATACTAAATGCTCTGTCTGCTGTTTGACTTTGTCCATCTGTAACTCTTAATGTAAAGTTATAGGTAGTCGAAGCAGAAGCTCCTGATTCAGTGCCTGTAATTGCACCTGTTGAACTGTTTATACTGCAACCACCTGGAAAACTTCCTGATACTTTTGAGTAAGCTAAAGTGGCATCACCTGATGCTGACACCGAAGCTGATACACTTGCACCAGCAGCAAAGCTACCAAGAGTTCCTGAAGTTGTATTCCATGTAGGTGCATCTGAAACTGTAAGTATTGCTGAACTTGAACGAACAGCTAAACCATCAGGATTTTCTACCCTTACAAAATAACTGCCATCAACTGGCAGTGTAAAGTTAGCTACAATCGTAGTTGCGTTTGTAAAGGCAACTGTATTTGCTGTAACTATAGCTCCTGAACTAGCCTGTGCTTCTACGCCAGGAATGGTAACAAAACCACCACCTGATATCGTTACATTGGTTGCTCCGTTAGGAATTGTGCTTGGTGATACGCCACTTATAGTTGGCCCTGATACACCTGCTGCTACAAAACCAAGGTTTCCTGATCCATCTGTTTTCATTAACTGCCCAGCAGAACCATCTGATGTTGGCATTTTAAATAACACGCCATTGCTGTTAAACATGCTAGAAATATGATGTATGTAATTACCCATATGAGCATGACTGCTACATTGGTAATACAATAGACTTGGGGTGTACTCATCAACTTGAATTTGTGTATACGCACCAGCATTACCAGGCGTTCCGTTTGTTGTTACATTAGTTGTGTAAGCTGTAGCTTTTGCAGCGTTTAAATAAAATCTTAAAGGGTGTCCGTTGTTACTAGAATCAGCTTGATCAAATCTATAGTAGTAAGTTTTGCCTGTGTCAGCTCCATCAAAGTTTAATACAGCTCCCTCAACACCATCAATAGTATAAGCACTACTAGAACCTACGCCTGTATAAGGGTGTGCTGATGTTTTACTGATTACTTTTACTTCAAAAGATATAGGTGCAGATGCACTTCCCCAATCTGATTTATAATCACGACCTCTAGTTCTAAGTACAGTTCCTGATTGTCCTGTTGTATTCTGTGTACCTGCTGTGTTTACACCTGGTAAATCTATGTTTCCTGATCCATTAAAACTTACACCACCAATTGTTCTAGCAGTTGTAAGGGTTGCTGCTGATGTTGCTGTTGCTGCATTTCCAGTAGTCGAACCTGATGTGCCTGAAGTATTACCTGTTACATTTCCTGTAATATTTCCTGCAAAAGTACCTGACAATACATCTGTATTAGCATTAAAAGTTAATCCTGATCCTGTCTTCGGCCCTAAATCACCAGTTGCTGCCGTTGTAAACAAAGGAAAACAAGTTGTATCTGTTGATTCATCTGCGACTGTAATTGTTGTAGGTACATAATTAGATGCTGCTTTAGAATCTAATTGTGTTTGTATTGCTGAAGATACGCCATCTAAGTAACCTGCTTCTGTAGAAGTTACTGCTGATACGCTAACATCTCCATTACCATCTGACACTAACAGTCTTGATGCTGTTAAGTTTGCCATCTTAGAAAAGGCTATTGCTGCTGAAGCATTTACATCAGCGTTAATAATTACGCCACTTGCTATAGCTGCAACACCACCTGTTGATATTGTTAAATCACCTGATATAACTACAGGGTTAAAATTCGTTCCATCGGCTATTAAAGCTGCACCACTGGTATTAGTAGCCATAAATAGATCATCACCTGATATGGTTAAATCTCCACCTATAGTAGCGTTACTAGAAGTAGTTAATGTTCCAGAAGAAGTAAGACTTGTTGCTGTAACTGCTGGTAAGTTAGCTGCTAAATCTGTAATAGTTAATTTAAAATTAGATCCTGAATGTGCTATAGCAAATACAGATTCTGTATTAGGGGTTGTTGTTGCTGTTAAATCACTAAATTTTTGTGTTGCCATTTATTGTTCAGTCCATGTTGTAGTTGCTGTTGCTGGAACATCTTGCCAGTCATCAGGAGCTATAACAACTCCCCCTTCTTGTTGAAACAGTAATCCTGCTTCTGTTGCTAATAAATCTAAATTATCTTCTGTTTCAAAATACCCTTCAGAAGTATTTTGTATAACACTCCACGTTGTAGCATTTGTAGAAACTACAGTCCATGTAGTCATTAATATAATCCGTAATCAATTCTTGTTACAGGTGCTGTGCCAGAGTGTCGATCTCTTTCATTAGACTCTATTATAGAGTCTTTTGTGTTTTTATATAAACCTGCCCAAGTAACAATTCTTTTGTCATTTTGTAAATAAGGTTCTGCTTCAACTAATGCCCCGTATAAATAAGCGTCAGGGTGATGTGTAAGCATATCATTAGTTGTATTAGAGTCTGATAAAGGAGCAAATGTTTTGTAATAAGCTATTTCTATCTCATAAACGCCATCAGGGATTGGTCTTAGTTGTATATCATTGCCTTTGATTGAATAGGCTTTTGGGCAACCTACACTACTACCAGCTTGTAATCTATCCATTATTTCAGGGGTTAAAAATTCTAAAGGTGTTTTTGTATCTGTATTAAGTTTTATGTTACGCATAGCCACATAATCATCAGGTAATGAATAATATTCAGTATCAGCTATAGTATTAGCTGTTACTCTAGTTTCCATTCTCCTAATCTTAAAATCTCTTTTGTGCCTTGTTTCAGCTAAAGCTATAAAATCAGGGATAACATCTGTTAAATCACTTCTATCTAGCCAAGAAGCTATAGATGTTTTTAGTTCTGCATATGTTGATATTGCCATTTATTTAACCTTATTTTTATTAAAAGTTGGGCCTTGCGTTCCACCCATTAAGGTTTGTTGCATTTGTTGTTTTGTGGGTTTTAAAGGTTTTGCAGGACACACTTGATTTTCAGGAATAACACTTCCATCCCAACAAGTTTTAAGTGGAACTTGTGGAGTCTGTTGTTTCATTCTATTTCTTTTAAATTCATAATTAGGCATTATATTATCCTCGATGTTGTTTTTAGATATTTATAATCAGGACTGTTAAGTAGTTTCTTAATAGCCTTCATATCTTGTTTTTTATTTATATCAATTCCAAATTTAATTTTCCATTCTTGTGCAACCATTACTGGTATTCTTGCACACAAACGAAAGTCATCTCTTATACTGTGATCTTCTTCTTGTAGTCTTTTATTATTTTGTATTAATTTAGACAAGTCAGGGGATTTGTATTGTATTGCAAATTCCCCTGAATGTTCTGAAAAATGAAAGGTTTGGCCATCTCCTAGCTTTCTTTTCATCTATTCACTAAGCTCCTCAATGTAAACTATCGGTGAACCTGAAGCTGCAATACAAGACATCTTGTCAGCATTATCTACTTTAAATACTTTGGGTTCGTTAGCTACTAAGCGTATGCCAGTAGCTACTGCCGATGTAGTAGCTTTACCAAAATCAACAAATACTTCTGTTGTATTAGATGTAACTCTTACATAAGTAACACCATCACTAAAAGCATCTGTTCTGTTTGTACCTGTTTGGGTTACAGTAATCGTGTGATTCTTTATAACCTGTTGTCCAAAGCTCCAGTTGCTCATATTTATCTCCTGATTATAAAGGTTATTTCAGCTAATACAGCGTTAGTTGAACCACCATCTGTAATCATTTCGATTGTATCACCTGAATTAACAGTGTTTAAAGCTGTAGGTTCAGATGAATAAGTAGTTCCGTTTGCTGAACTGCCGTGTGCAAATGTAATGCCACCACCAGTTATTGCAACACCACCTAACTCAAAAGATAATGCAGCTGGTGCACTAGTTATAGCTCCTCTACCCATAGCTGTAATCTTTATAATTCTTCCACCATCAGGAACAACTACAAAAGAACTAGCACCAGCAGATAAATTTGCTATCTCGCCTTTTAAAAAATAATCGTTTAATGTTCTCATTAAATATTCTCCATATTAATGACCCTCGTTCCGAAGCGATACGTTCTTCAAGGTCATCATTAATGTATCTAG